GATTCCAAAAAGATAATAAACAAGGTGTTAGATTTGCTCCTAAACAACAATTACAAGGTCAGGAAGAAATTGAAATAGAAGATGAGGAGGAGTTCAATGATTAGTGAAAACGAAAAATATGGACTTCTTCTCAATAATAATATAAAAATTCATAGAACATATTTTAAAGAAATGTGTGGTTTAATCGGAATAAAGGTAGTATATAGAGCTCCACAACCTGGTAAACATTGGACTATCTATACAGAGATAGAAAGCAATTATCAAAAACCAGAAGTAGTTGATTGTATTTTTGAAGAGCATATAGACCAGAAGACGATGAAAAAATTAGGTTGGGATGCTGAATTAGTTGAAGGTGAAGCTATTATAAGTGTTCCTTATGATTTAGAAGGGATACAAGCAGGTGCTTTATTTATAATACCAAGTGGTATAGATTGTGCTAGTGGTAGATTATTTAGAGTAACACAAATGTCTACTATACAAATATATCCAGCTTCTATAACATGCAGATTAGTTCCAGAATTTGAAAACACATTTTCAAGTAGTCAATTTAATTATAAGCATAGTAGTTTTAACTTACTTAATGAGGAGGAGTAATGAGATTTTTAATAGAGAAATCTATATTTGATTCTCCAAATGAGTATGATAAAATAAGAGATAGAAGGCAGCGTTTTGATTATATAAATAATTTTCTAAATTCATTGCCTAATGCTCAACATTTAAAGAAAGCAAAAGATATTTATATAGATAGTATTTTAGAAAATGGACATAATGATTTAACTAATAAGTTTATACCTTTTATAAGAAATATTTATTTTGATGCACCTAAAAATATAGTTAGTTTAATAAAAGAACTTGTAGATAAAAATAAATTAAATTTAAAAGATTCTAAAGTTCAAAAATGGTTGTATTCAAGTGATTTATATAATAGACCAGAGTATGACATTGACTACACTATAAAAGCATTGACATTAGCATCAAATCCAGATTTACAAAAAGAAGATGGTGTAAATAAATTTTCTGATAAAGATTTAAAGATAACTAATTTTTATAAAGATGGCAAGTTATTAAGTGCAGAGCAAATAAAAGATGTTTTAAGAAATTGGCAAACAAAAGAGCTAGATTTACCTCGGTACAAATCTAAATCAAGTTCCAATAGATTAAAACAAGTATTTAAAGATAATAATCCTAAGATGACTGATGATGAGGTTGATACTAAAACTTCTGAAATTATAAATACTGCTGATGAACAAATAAAGAATGATATAGCAGATGGTTTAATAAATATGGGTATAAAGAGAACAGATGCTACAGCATTAGTAAATCAATATTATAAGGAAGGCGATACAGCAGAAGAATTAATGACTAATGTATTGAGGAGCAGAAGTTAATGAATCTAGAATTAGATCTAGAAAATGTAGAATCTAAAGATAGAGTACCTTTTGTTAATTATATAATTAAACAGATACAAAAAGAAGTTTTAAATCAATTTGATGAGAGAAAAGTATATAAATTAGAAAATTACATCAATAGTAATAAAATTATTGATTTCATATTAAGAGATAAATATATCAAAGTAAGGGATATTTATTTAACTGCTGTTTATAATCTTATTATAGAAGAATTAGATGAAGATATATTTAATATAATTGTTAATAGAAATATAAATGTACCAGATTCAAATTCTTTATTAATTTCCTTGCTAAAATTATTAGAATATGGAAATTTAAGTGTTAATAAATATGGTTTATTAACCAAAATAATGCAAGATATAGCAGATAATATAGATACTTATTTTAATAAATATAAATTAGGAGTTGAATAATGAGTGTTACTTTATATGATAAAGCACTCTTATCTAAATTTAAAAGATGGATTAAAGATGATTCCTTAACAATATTAGGAGTTGATGAGACTAATACCTTATTTAGATATAGAGCAGATATAAATAATGACCAACCTATTCAATTACCATTAGTTTCATTAAGTAGAAATTCACCAGTAACAATTACTTCTACTTCCAAAAGACCTTTAACATTCGATGGGTCAAAAAGAGAAGGAAATATAGATAGGACAAATCAATTAAATGCAATACCTATAACAATAAGCTATCAATTAGATATATATGCTAGGTATGAAGAAGAAGTAGAAGAATATGTTAGGAATTTTATATTTAACATAATAAATTACAATAAGTTAGAAATAGAAATTCCTTATAAAAGTTGTAATATAATAAGCAGGAGTTATCTAAACATCCAGCCAGATATTCAAGATAACTCAGATATAAGTGAAAGATTAATACATGACCAATTTAGGCGAAGAACAATAAATTTCACTTTACAAGATGCTTATTTATATGATTATAAGACAATGGATAATTGGAAGATTGATACAGGCATAGAAGTTAAATTAGTTCTAGATGTTGAAGAAGAGCTTGCATCAGGTTCTATAGATATAAGAAAATAATTAAGGAGAAAATTTTAAAATGCCAAATATTGTTATACGAGAACAAGATTTATCAGATGTAGCTACAATAGATATAACTGAAAATGCTGTATATGTTCCAGGACTTTCAACTAAAGGTGATTTACATAACCCTACAAGATTTACCAATATTGATGATTTTAAAGAAAAATTTGGTGGCCCAGTAACTTTAACAAATGATGCAGATGGTATAGAAGATACTTCTTTTAAATATGCAGCTGAATTGATATCTGCTGGTGTACCAGTATATTTTGAGAGAGTAATCGATACAGACACGCAACCTCTATCTTATGATAAAGTTAATCAAACTATCTTAACTGGTTTAGGTATATGGTTAGATAAATTAACTGATAAAAATGCATACAACATTAAATTTATAACAACAGGTACTTATTCAGTTACTATAAATGACACAACATTTAAAAAGATATTAAATATTGCTGCAACTAGAGGAGATTGTATTGCTTTAGTAGATGTTGATAAAGAAAAGACACTTTCACAAATTCAAACAGAACTTACTAATATATCAGATACTGATTTAGAAAATAACTACACAATCACAATTAGTGGAGATAAAGAAGATACAAAAGAATCTACTCTTAAATATGGCACAATAATTGCACCTTGGGGTACTTACAGTACTAAGAATTATGAAGATATAGAATTACCTGGCTCTTTTGCATATTTAACTTGTTTAGCTAAATCAACTGTTAATTACCCTAATTGGTATGCTATTGCTGGTGTAAATAGAGGTTATATAAACAATTTAAAACAATTAAGAGTTGCCGTTACAGGTAGTGAAGCAGATACAGTTCAAACAATAAAAGGTATTTCAATTGTACCTATAACATATATAAATCCATATGGTTATTGTATTTGGGGTAATAGAACTTTACATAAAAATGATAAAGATGATTTAGTAGCAAGTTCTTTCTTAAATATAAGAATGCTTGCTTGTGATGTAAAGAAAACATTATACACAGCAGCAAAAGAATTGATGTTTGAAACAGATAGTATGCAATTATGGTTAGATTTTAAATCTAAAGTTACTCCATTATTAGATAAAATGGTATCAGGAAATGGTTTAACTGATTACTCAATAAAAAGAGTTAAATCAAATATGAAAGCTACTTTAAAAGTTGTTGTTACATTATATTGTGTTGAAGCAATAGAAAATTTTGATATAACATTAAATATAACAGATAGCACAGTAGAAGTAGCAGAGTAATAAGGAGAAAATATAGATGGATAATTTAAGAACAGATATAAGCACTTACCATTTAACAGCTAACCCAACACTTTATGAATCTCAAAAAACTAATGCTTTTAAATTTTTAGTAACTGGATTGGATAATTTAGTTAATGTTGCAACTGGTGAACCAATAGTAAATGCAGCTGATGCTTTAAAATGGTCTATAAAAACATTTACCCCACCATCATATAGCCAACAACCATTAGAAATTAGAAGAGGTAATACAGTTATGAAATCTGCTGGAACACCTACTTTCAATAATTCGACAATCTCATTAAATGATTTTGTTGGTGCTAAAACTTATGATGTTTTAATGGCTTGGCAATATTTATCAGGTAACATTAAGACAGGTAGAAATGGCTTAATGAAAGATTATAAAAAAGAAGCTTATCTAGTAGAGTATACTACTGACTTTGCTCAAGTAGTAAGAGTTTGGCATTTATATGGCTGTTGGGTAAGTAATTTAAGCAAAAATGATTTTGATAATTCTTCAACAGCACAAGATGTAAATATATCTTGTACAATAGAATATGATTTTGCAATACCAGAATCACCTGATAATATAGAATAATAATTATTACACCGAAAAGAGGAGATGAATATAATGGAAGATTACACCATAGCAGAAGAGTACCAACTACCTAGTAAAGGGAAAGTGTACCCAAAAGAAATTAATTCTAATATAAAAATTAGAAGTATGACTACTGAAGAAGAGATGAAAAGATTAGGACCAAGTCCTTATGTATATAAAAAGTTCTCAAATATAATAGATGATTGTTTAATTGAAAAACCAGGTTTATCTGCATATGATATGTGCATAGGTGATTATCAATTTCTATTATATAGATTGAGAGCAGTTACATATGGGGATGATTACAATATAGACAGTATTTGTCCATACTGTGGTTCAATAAATCATCTTACAATTGATTTAAGTAAATTAAAAGTCAATACTTATAGTGATGAATTAAAGAAATATATGGAGTTTGAGCTTCCAAGATCTAAAAAATTAGTTAAACTTAAATTGCAGACTCCAAGAATGCTTGATGAAGTAAACAAGAAATGTAAAGAACTTGAAGAACATTCATCAAACATAGACAGTGAGCCTGCTATTTTATTTAATATAATGTCTTTAATTGAATCAATAGATGGTGTTGTATTATCAGAGGTTAAATTAGAAAACTTTGTTAGAAAATTGCCAATGCAAGATGCAAATTATATCTTACAAAATTCTAAAAATTTAGTCACAGCAATTGGTATTGATACAACATTTAATTGTAATTGTAGTTCTTGTAATAAAGAATACAAATCAAGTTTGCCCATCACAGGGGAGTTTTTTGGACCCTCAATTAACTAGTGATGGTAAACTGTATGCACCAATAAGATATGAAGAAATAGTTAAAGAAAGATATATAATATCTAAAATGATACATACGTCATACAGTGATACAGGCAAAATAACTCCCACAGAGAGAAAATATATATTAAGTTATATAATGGATGAAGCAAAGCAACAAGAAAAGAAATTAAAAGAGTATAAAGAGAAAAATAAAAGGGGATAGATAATGCCAGGTGCAAAAATTCATGACGCTGATACATTAGGGCAAGTATTAGGAACATCTAACTCCTCTAAGGATAGTATAAAAGAGCAAGTAGATAAATTTCAAAAACTCTTAAAAGATGCTGTTAAAAGTACTGCTGATTATGCACATGCGTATGAAGCAAAACTTATTAAAAAACAACAGCATGATGAAAAACAAGAAAAGATAAATGCTTTAAAAGAAGCTGCATCCCTAGAAAATAATTTATTTAAGAAAACTGCTTTAAGCATGAAAGCATCTATGGCTGATATAGCTAATAATTTCAGTGAAAAATTAACTAATGGCTTAAAGAATAGCTTTAATAAATTTATGGGTTCTGCTGGTAGATCCATTGATGAATATATAAGTGTATATTCTAAATATATGGGAACTATTAGTGCTAGAATACAAGGTAGTGATTTGACCTATACTGGTTTAATGAGTAATATATCTCGAAATCTAGCTACTAGCCCATATGTTAGACAAACTGACATGATTTCTAACTTAAATAAATTTGTTGAATCAGGTATAACTTATAATTTAGAATTACGCTCTTATATAGCTACTGTTTCAGATAAAATAGCAGATACTTTTGATGCATTTGATAGTAGTTTATTAAGAATAATTAGAATACAACAAGCAGATAGCACAACAGCAAGATTAGGTATGGAGGCTTTGCTTACTCAATATCTTAATGCTACATTTGGTGATACATCTTATTTAAATACTTCTAAGAATATATCAGCAATGCTTTTAGAGGCAGAATCCCAAATGGGATATAAAGGTGCTTCTGAGTTTGAATTTGCAGTTCAAAAATGGCTAGGTTCGATGAGTGCAGTTGGTGTATCTCAAGGAACTTTAGAGAGTATAGCAACAGGTTTAGGTTATTTAGGTAGTGGTAACGTAGGAGCATTAACTGGAAACCAAGGATTAATGAATTTACTTACTATTGCAGCAAGCCGTTCAGGTCAAGATATTGGTACATTATTAACAGGTGGTTTAACCGCAGAAAGTGCTAATAGAGTTATGAGTGGGTTAGTCAACTTCATGCAAGAGATAGCCCAAACAGATAATTTAGTTGTAAGGTCCGAGTATGCTAGATTGTTTGGTATGACTATATCAGATTTGACAAGTATTTTAAATTTAAGTACTGAAGATTTAATGAGTATATCTGAGAATATGTTTGAGTACAGTTCAATGATAACAGAAACTCGAAATCAATTAGAGAAACTATCTGAAAGAACATCTGTAAGTGATATGGTAAGCAATGTGTTATCTAATTTGATGACTAATATAGGTTCTCAAGTTGCGACAAATCCTGCACTCTATGGCATTTGGGAAGTTGCAAGTTTAATGCAATCCTCTGGAATAGATATCCCTATACCTATCCCATTTGTAGGTACTATGAGTACTACAAATTTAATGAAAACGGGGGTAATTGGGGCATCAGGCTTAATGTCTTTGATTTCGGTTATAGGTAATCTCACTGGTGGCAATATGGCAGGGACTAGTTTAGATGTTTGGAGACAATCTGAAACTACTACAAGAGGTAAAGGATTAAGCCCATATACGGTAGGTGCTACGACATCTCAAAGTTCTTATATAGGCCCAGTAGATACAAGTACATTTGGAGAAACTTTTGAATCAGAGCAAAAACAAGCAGCAGCTTATACTGGAACTGAAATATCTTCAAGTGATGAATTATTAGAGGTTGTTAGAGATAATATTGCAGAAGATGTACATTCAATGTTAATTAAAATGGAAAATTTTGAGACAATGCTTACAACATCAAATTTTGGTAGGTTATTGCAAATATAGGAGAATAAATGTTTCAAAAATATTACAGTGATAATTTAATATCAAAATTTATAAAATGTTTACTCTGGGATACTTATATTCCAACAGTAGATATTTGGAGACCTGGTAAATCTATTATAAAAGGATTTACATACATTACTTATGATAGATATATAGTAAAAGCAGAACAAGATTATATTTCAAGTTTAGATGTTACTGCAGAGTATAAAGGCCCAAAGACAGCATTAGATAGTAATTATTTTAAAGTTATATCCAAGTATGTGGATGGGGAATGGTATCCAGGTATTACATCTAATTATCAATCAAATTCTGCTTTATATGACCCAAATACACATTATTATTTAGGTCAATATCTTAGAATGGTAAGAGATTTAGATGGAATTGATTTGATGCCTTTTTATAATTGTTATAGTGGAGAAATGTCTGATAAAATAAGAATATTAAATGATGATTCTATTACAACAACTAATAATAAAAAAGATGGTAAAAATCTATATATAGTACCTATTAAATTTAACAAGCAATATTCAATATATTTTAATTCTGCAGTACCTTTCAAAATAAAACCTGTTTATTATAATGGTATAAGTATAAAAGAAGTTAAGTATACTAATAATAATACTCCAGTAAAAAGTGATATAGTAACATATTCTTCTAATACACAACCTTATATTTATTCATTAAATATAGGTGCTGACAATCTAAGGAGTTCAATTGACTCCACTTCTAAATTAATAGAAGATTATTTAGTTCTATTAATACAAGCATCAGAGGATGTTAAATCTAGTTTAACTGTTATAGAGGGACCTATTTCTTCTACTGATAAACAAATATATTGGAATACTAAATTAATAAATAATAACACTTATACTAATAAATTACCAAATATCTATTTAAACTCTTTAGATGAATTAAGTGATGCAGAATTAAATGAAATATATAAACCTGTGTCTTCTTTCATAACATATTCAGGAGTGACATCTTATGCATTTAGTAATAAGTTAGTTGAATATTTATTAAATAATGTTATAACTAAAAATGAAAGAATAAGAGATAATATATTAAGGGTTCAACAAGCCATTTCATCAACAAAAGCTAAAGAAGAATTAGGTAATGACTGTTATTCTGCAGAGTATAAAAAAGATATATGGAATAATAATTTAAGAGCATACATCTATAATTTAGTTACACAATATTATAAAGTACCTCTTTGTGAAGATATTAATGGTTTTATAGATAAGGATACTGAATTTATTGTAGACCAATTTAAAATAATTGATAAAGAATGGGGTGAATAATGTATGAGATAATTTCCAATTATATTTATTTATATCACACACAACAATATATAGTGTTGCCTTCTTTTCCTGATTCTATAACTAATTCAAATATGGCATCTTTTAATGCAACAAGTCCTATGTTAAGGTCTGCACCAATCTATTCTTATAGTCATTCAGGTCCTAGAACAATTCAAGTTCAATTGACATTATTTAGAGATATGATGAGTGAATTGAATTATGGGGTGAGTAATTTCAACATAGAAATTGGTGATGATTATGTCGATACTTTAATAAAGCAATTAGAAGCAATTGCTTTACCTAAATATGCAAGCACTACAAAAATGGTTGACCCACCAATGATTGCAGTTAGATTTGGTAATGAGATATTTATTAAAGGTGTTATTCAAGGTGATATAAGTACTACATTCGAGAAACCAATTATCAAAGGTGATAAATATGAACAAGTAAGAATTTCCTTTAGTGTTCAAGAGGTTACTCCTTATGATGCAGAGTCTGTTCAAAGAAATGGCTTAATGAGAGGAATAAGTACATCTTTAGAAAGAAAGATTTGGAAAACATAGGAGAATATTAATGGATTTATTAACTAATAAATTTTTTAAAACTTATGATTATTTAAGTAGATATACAAGTTTCCCATGTTATTATAATATAGAAGACAATAAGTATATCCAAGGATTAACTAGTTGGTTAAATGAGACTTCTACTTTTATATTACACAAAGTAAAGTCAGGGGAAACATTGGATTCAATCGCTTTAGATAATTATAGTAACAGTACTTTCTTTTGGGTGATAGCTGATTATAATAGGATTAGAGATCCTTTTGCTAAATTAAAAGAAGGAACTATATTAAAATTACCTACATTAGGTGATATATCATTTAAGGAGAATTAGATGTCATTAGATTTATTATCAGCAACAAGTAGAGTAGAAACTCCTTTTATTATAGCTGAGATTGCTGGTATATCTTTTGGTATTTATAACACAGAAACCAGAAATATAATACAAGGTAATTCTCAATATAAATCTTTAGTAGCAACATATCCAAATTTTATGAATTCTTTAACTGTAACTAAAATAAATGGAGCAGTTAATACATACAATCTTGTTATGGTTTATGCTATTGCTAAAGGAGATGACCCAAATTTACTTGAAAAGGTATTTAGTAAAGCAAAAAAAGATAGAACAATATATTTAAGTTATGGTGACTTATCTTTACCTTCTTACATCTATAAAAGAGAAGAGGCTTTAATTTCTAATATAACAAGCAATATCGATTTTTCAGGTTCAAAAATAACATATAACATTTCTTGTACTTCAAAAGCATTACAAGCATCTAGTGGTACTTTTAATTTTCCTAGAAAAATTGCTAAACCTTCTGATGTTATAAAAGAATTACTGTATAATAATACATATGGATTGTTAGAAATATTTTATGGGATGCGAGATAAAGGAAAAGTACTTCAAAATTATCTAATAATATCAGATGATGCTTCCGTAGTGATAGAAGCAAAGAATAATATCTCTCCTTTAAAATATTTAGAATATCTAGTTACCTGTATGATTCCAGAAAATCAAGATACTAACACTATTTTAAAAAATAGCATGTATAGAATTTCTATATATGATGATTTAACTAATGATTATAATGGGCCTTACTTTAAAGTAACTAAAATTTCTAGTAATTTAAAAAAAGATACCTTAAATACTTACATAATAAATATAGGTTATCCAGACCAAAATATTGTAACAAATTTTTCTATAAATGACAATCAAGTCTATAGTATATTATATGATTATTCAAATCAAATAGACCAACCTAAATATATTCAAAGAATAGATAATAATGGAAATTTAGTTTCAGAATATTCACCAAGTTTGTCTAATTCAAATAATTTATTAAGGACAACAGCATCAGACAAAACATGGTGGACTAATATGACTAGTTTTCCTATAAATGTAACTTTAACAATTAAAGGCTTAATAAAGCCAGCAATACTTATGTCTTATGTATACTTAGATTGTAGATTTTATGGCAATAAGCATTATTCATCTGGGTACTATACAATCACAAAACAGACTGATAATGTTAGTGCTAGTGGGTTTAAAACTACTTTAAATCTATTAAGAGTAGGAGGAGATGATGATTACTAAAGCTATTATTGAAGATATAGTATCTGATTATCAAGTGAAAGTAAGGATTCCTATATTTGATTCATCTGATGGTTTTAGTCAAGCAACTTCTACAACTGAATTAAATAATGCAATAATATGTACTTTACCAAGATGTTCTTTTAATCCTAGTGTTGGTGATATCGTATTAGTTGGGTTTGAAGACTTTGACCCAGGTAAACCAATAATTTTAGGATGTTTATTTAAAGAGTCAGGTAATACATCTGTAATGGATTTAGAAGTAGGATGTTTAACAGCAAATTCAATAGTTAAGCTTAGTGAGAATACTACTATTGGTACTATTACTTATAAAGACCTTCAAGAATTAGTTGATTTAAAAAATAATTTTCAATTTATATTAGAAACACTTAATAAGGAGTCTTAGCAATGTATTCTATAAATTTTCCTGATATGGTTTCAAGTGTGACTACTAAACTTATATCTGACCATGATGCAACCGTGCAAAATTTGAAATTAGTTTTGTTGTCAGATAGAGGCTCATTGTTTGGAGACCCATACTTTGGCACTTTGTGGAAAAGATTATTATTTGATCAAAATAATGTGATAATAAGAGACATAATAATAGATGATATATTAACTACTATAGAAACTTTTATACCACAATTATTAGTTACAAGGAAAGATATAACTGTTACATCTGATAAATACAATGTTTATATAACTATAAAAGGAACAAATTTATTAGACTATCAATTAGATACTTATAATATTAAATTGACAGGAGATGAGGTAGAGTAATGACTGAAAATGAAAAAATTATAGCCAATATGAGTTATACAAATAGTGATTTTAGAACTATTTATCCTGAACTTTTAGATACAGCTAAAAAATTGTCAAATAAATGGGACCCAAGTCTATCAAATGAATCAGACCCAGGTGTTGTTTTATTAAAAGAAAATGCAATTATTGCTGATAAAAATAACTATCACTGTGATAAAAATATATTAGAGGCATTCCCACTGTCCTTAACTCAACAAGCAAGTGCAAGGCAACTATATGATTTAGCTGGTTATAATATGCATTGGTATAAATCAGCAATATGTGACATTTCATTTTCATTATTAAATTCAATAGAAGAAATAAATTCAAAAAATGAAGGTTTAGATATATCTAGTATAAATATAGAGTCAGGTACAGTAATAGTAGATAGTACTGGTGAACAAATCTATACTACTCTTGAAACATCTGCTGAATTAAAAGAATTAAATAGTATAGTTACAGTTAAAGCTATTCAAGGTAGTATTCATAAATATGAAATAAATGGCAATTATAATATAACTATAGATAATTTAGATGAAGATTTAAGACTTTATTTTACAGATAATATGATTGCTCAAAATGGAATATTTGTATATGATAGTAAAGAGAGTAATTTTAAGCCATCATCCTTTAGAAATGATGAGATAGATTCTAATTCAGGTACTTGGAAGATAGTAGATAATCTTGCAGAATATGAAAGTGGCTCTCGTGTATTTAAGTTTGGTGTATCCATAAATAATGACACTTGTTACATTCAATTCCCTCAAGATATAGATACTTTAATAGGTAGTGGTTTAAGTATATTTTATACTACAACACAAGGAACAGCTGGAGCAGTTAAATCTCAAGTATTAAACACTTTTAAAAGTGATATTAAAGTTAAAAACAATGATAGTGATGTTATTATCAATAGTTATATAAAAATATCTAATTCTAATTCAACAACTGGTGAAGATATTGAAACTTTAGATGAAGCATATAGAAATTATAAGAAAACAGTTGGAACTTTTAATACACTAGTAACTAGAAAAGATTATCAATCTGCTATATATAATCTAGGAGAAAATACAACTGAAGGCAATTTGATTTCAAATTGTGTTATTGCAGATAGAACCAATGATATGAATAATTCTAATTATATAATTCAATGGGATTTGAATGATAGTTACAAAAAATTATATGTTACTGAAAAAGACGGCACTCCAACTTTGCGACCATACGACATAGTTTTGTATTTATTAAACAAATCAAATACAATGGCTTCTGAAGAAGATTATAATAGAACATTTATTCAAGACAACACCGTATTGACTAGATATAGAGTAGAAGAGGGCATAGATGCATTACAATCCATACAACATAATTATAGTTATCCTAATGGTGCATATTTCGGTATTCAAAATATATGTGTTTTAACAGGGAATATAACAACATTCTATAAAGTATCTAGGTCAGAAGCTGGTGATATAGAGAAGAATGTTTTACAGGCTTTATATAAAAACTATAATTCAAGAGAAATAGATTTTGGTAAAGAATTAGATTACAATGATTTGATAGAAACTATTAAAAATGCAGACTCAAGAATTCGAAATGTTGCATTAAATATTCCGTCATATGAACCTACTTTAATTAAAAATAATGCTTTAGGAAATGTTCCATTATATTCCGATAAGACCGATGCAATAAATGATGAAACATTAGCTAAAATGATATTGTCAGGAAAATCACAATTATTTAAATTTCAAGAAGATTTTCAATATGACTTCGGTCAGATTAAAGGTAAAGGTGATTCTGATAACCCTGCTGGCCCTATACAATCTATAACTACTTATGCAACTTTAACTATACCTGCTAATCCAAATACTGAAGGTGAGCTAGAGTTAAAAGATAATGAATTAGTTCAAATAATCACTCCATCATTGGTAACTTTAGAGGCATATCAAGCAAGGGTTAGATATGAGATTAACTTTGATTATACTACCCCTAATCAGCCCCATGCTATAGTTGCTAGTGATGTTATAAAAGTTACTTATCTCGACCCTGCCACAAATACTACTATAGAGAAACAAAATTTAAATGAAGACAGTAAATTAGTTGGTAAAGTATTCATATCAAATATATCATTAAATTCTTCAGGAACTTTATTAACTGGTCAAAAAATAGAAATAAAAGAAATTTCAAATATCACAATACCTACAAAAACAAATTATTATTTTATAACGAATAAAGTAGAAGGTAATAATTATATATTAGATTTATCTACAGAAGAAAGAATATTGCAGGAAAATGAATACTTTATTTATAAAAGTAGTAAAAGCAGTAGTTTAGTCATATTAGGCTCTGGAACATCATTATATTTAGCCGAAGGCAGTAAATCTTTATATTGCAAAGAAGTAAGCTTTAATGATATAATAAATTCTGAATCTAATACAGATATTAATATAGAGTGGAAATCATTAGATATAGATATTAAAGCACAAGAAAATTATATAGTCAATTTAAATGAAGGTTCTAAGATTTGGCTAACAGGTAGGAATGCTGAAGCTATAAAACTAAGTGACACCGATAGTACTATAAATAAAATGCAAGTAATTAATATTGGAAAAGATGCAGAAGACAATGATATTGTTAAAAATGTTTCAATAAATTATACTTTAAATGGCACAAGCGATACTATATCATCTATAGACAATCTAATAACATATAGAATAAGAGTTCAATCAAGATTAATGATAAATGCTAATCAAATAGAACCACAAGTTTTATTAGATGGGCAACATATGGTTTTAAAAATTAAAGATACTAATGATACTATTGTACTCCCACAAGCTAATGCTAATAATGTTTTATTTAGTTATCCAGTTATTCTTGCTGGTGGCACTGATATAGATATGAAAGTATTAGATGTAGATACTAATACTTATGGGTATAAATTAAATGCTTATTATTATGAAGCAACTACACCTGTTTCAAATAGTGAAATTAAAAGATCTCCTGATGGTTTATTAACTTTATCTGCGGTGGTAGAGGATGTATTGTCTACTGAGTATAATTTAAATTATAGTTTTGATACCGTTGATAGAAAGAAATATTATTTAATACCAGTAAGTGTTTCATTAGATACAAATACTAAATGTACTATATTTAATGAAAGAGGGTATATAAATAAAGATATGATAACTATAGAAAATGATAAGATAGTTGACATTTCTAAAACAAGTGAACCTATTACAGAATCAGGAAATTATATTTTAATAGTAAGTGGTGGTTCTTTAAAAATCAAATTTGAATCTACTATTGCAGACGGTCAATTAACTGCAGAAAATAAAAGTAAAATAAGTTTAAAATATATACAACAATTTAATGGCGTTAATACTGATGAGTTAAATAGCAGAGAAATAGGATTTGACTACAATGCTGATGATAGATTTGAAGACATTTTAATCGCTATAAATAATATCAATGGTAATAAGAATTTTGATTGGACTTATAAAGTTCCTAATATAGCTAAGGTATTAAACCCTCTTTCAGCAAATTCTTATTTCAATATAAACCATGTGTATAATCAATATACTATTCCAAAAATAGAATTTGGAAATACTAAAATAAAAGTTACACCTTCAAGTATAACATAAGGAGCATAAAATAAATGTTTAGATTAGAGAATAATGTACCTGAAGTGTATATAAAAGAATCAAGAGATTTTCAATTATTTTTAAGATTATATGATTATGTAAATAATGGTGTGAGATTTAGTATAAAATCTATAGATAATCTTTTAGACCCTTTAAAATGCAATGATAGAGTATTACCATTGCTCTGCACTAGAGTTGGATTTTTCCCTAAGAGCGAATATAACACTTATGCTCTTAGGGAGATTATAAGGGCATTTCCTTTGATATTAAAATATAAAGGAAGTAAAAAAAGTATAGAAATAGCTTTGAATACTATTTTAAAAGCAGAGAATAACTATGGTGACAGTATAATAGAAATAGACCCTAATAGAAGCGAAATTGCAATTTATACTGAAAAATCTATAGTCAACAAGATATTATTAGAAGATGTCCTAAGTTATACCATACCAACTGGATTTACCTTATCTATAGGTAAGTATGATATTGCAAACAGAGATGTAACTAAATCTGAAATTGAGGGACATGATATAACAAGCTACTATAAAAACGGTGCACCTACTTTATCAGCAATTATTTCAGTTGATAAAGGAACAAAAAATGATAATGATGAATTAAAGGTAAATAATATAATAAATAATTCTGTAAGTAATTATATAGCAACAGAAGTTATTAGTGTGGATGTAGCTAAATTAAAACCATTTAATCAAGATTTTTCAACAACAGTAACTACAATATCATCAAATGGAGATAACAATGAATAGTATAGGTATAAAGAGTTCTATTAAAGAAGAAGGCAATGTTAAGTTAAAAGTAGTTAGAGGTAAAAAAATTCTAAAAACAGTATCTATAAATAATAAAGCAACCAGAGACCTATTCTTTGGTATAGCAATGGTTTTATTGAAAAGAACTTATGATTCTACTGTAAATTATTCACCTAGATATTTAGGTTTGGGTAAAGGTACCACATCTGAAGATATATTTACTCGTACTGATCTAAAAGAGCCTTTAACTATGTCCAGAGTTCCTATCAGAGATGATAGTTCTATAAAAGAGACAAAATCGGAAGTGTCTGTTACTTTTCAAGGTATAGTTCCTTATAGCAGTGTAAATGACCAAGATATTTATGAAATAGGATTATTTGGAACAGAAACAGGTAGTACTCTATTAGCAAGAGTTCAATTACCTGAAGTATTAAATTTAGAATTAGGTACTAGTTTAATAGTTGAATGGACTATGTATTTAAAGAATGCTTAAAAGGTAGGTATTAAATGGGTAATTTTAAAAGTAGTGATATAAAGATATATCCAGCAGCAAATAGAGATGATTTTTTAGGTAGATTAAATCTTGAATATAATATAACTAATTTGATAAACAGACTAACTGATGAGCAATCTTTTATAATAAATGGTTTGGGTGTGATTTATGGTCATAACACAGTCAGCGGTAGCGATGAGGTTACTATAAAACTAGGGGAATGTAATATAGGTGGTTATTTTATAAAGTTAATTAATAACTACACACAAGTATATACTAATGGCATACAAAGTGGTAACTCATATATAGTAGAGTTAAGATTACAATATAGTAAGGATAAAGAGATAAACAATATAAAAATTTCAGAATTAGTAGGTAATGATACTCTTACAACTTTAGATGATGAAACAATTAGCTATTATGATGGATTATCAGTAGAAATAAGTGAAATAACAGATAACTCGAACCTTAGTCCTCGTATACTTGAAGGAGAAGATGGTGGTAATCCTTATTATGTTTTACCTATAGCATTATTAAACCCATCTTCCGATAGTACTGATAGTCAGTCTAATAAAGTTGCAACCCAACTTAATTATAAAATAAGATATAATTTAGATTTTATAGAAGTGACACCTCAAAAAATAAATAGTAGTTTAAGTACAAATGATTCAAGTTCTACAGTTTTGTTTGAAGATTGGTTAAATAAAGATTTTATAATAGATGATGGTGAGATATAAATAATTATTTTTAAAAGGAGAAACAATGAAATTAAAATTAATTTTTCATTGTTTTTCTTTTTCTATCCCTGTATAATATAATTAAAGGAGATAAAATTATGAATGACATTATAAGATGCCCAAAATGTAATTGGGAATACCTTCCAGGAGAAATTTTTATACCATCTCAATTAATTGGTCAACCAAAAGATATTGAAAGAACGGTAGATGGTAAAATAGATACATATTATGGTATATATCCAGATAAGCAAGAACAATTTTGCTGCGAACATTGTGGATGCGCATTATTAATCAAAGCAGATATAAAATATTCAGTTACGCATGATATCGAACATGATTTCAGTGATGATTTTATATCTAATAAATACCCATCTGACAGATTGACATTATTTGAAGGATAAGAATGATTTACATAGAAGAGAGAACAACTAAAAAAATACCTGGATTGACATCTTTATTTTTATCATTTGACTATCATCCGGATATCGTTAAAAATATGAAAACATTAGATCTTAAAGTATATGATAAAAAATCAAAAGAATGAGAAATTCCATTAACTGAATTGCAAGCAGTCTTAGATAAGTTGACATCTATAGATACTATTGATTTGAAATTGTTGTATGAAAATGAAATTACTGAATCTACATATGAACTAGATACATCTAATTACTACATGAAACCTTATGCTTATCAGCTCGAAGGAATACAATACGGGCTCAATCATAAATCATGGCTGTTATTAGACGAAGCAGGATTAGGTAAGACTTATCAAATAATCCATATAGCAGAAGAACTCTATAAGCAAGGTAAGATAAAGCATTGTCTAATAATATGTGGTATAAATAATTTAAAATATAATTGGAAGAAAGAAATTAAAAAACATAGTAATCTAAGCGCAACTATATTAGGTGAAAGAATAAATAGAAAAGGAAAATCAGTTATTGGATCAGTTGAAGCTAGATGCGAACATATATTATCTGATATTGAAGAATTTTTTGTTATAACTAATATTGAAACTTTAAGAAAAGATGAAGTAATATCTGCATTTAAAAAATCTAGGACATCTTTTGATATGATTGTTGTAGATGAGATACATGCTTGCAAAAGTGTTAATACTGATCAAGGTAATAATTTATTAAAATTAGAAGCTGATTATAAAGTAGGGTTAACTGGAACTTTATTAACGAATAATCCTGCGGATGCTTATGTCCCTTTAAAATGGATAGGAGTTGAAAGATCCCCTTTTTCTACATTTAAGTATTACTACTCTAGATATGCTGGACCATTTAATAATACGCTTATTGGTTATAGAAACTTAGATATACTTAAAGATCAGTTAAATAAATTTTCTATAAGGAGAAAAAAGTCTGATGAGTTAAATCTCCCTCCAAAAGTAATAATATCTGAATATATAGAAATGAATGAAGACCAGTTAAAATTTTATTCAGATCTTGAAGCAGGTATATGTGATTCGGTAGATAAAGTAGAGATAACAAACACAGCCTTGTTAGCAATGGTTAGCAGATTACGACAAGCGACTGCTACCCCAAGCACCTTAACTACTTTACCAATCGTAAGTGCAAAATTAAAGCGGGCATGCGAATTAGCTAGAGAAATAGTCGAATCAGGTCATAAAGTAGTTATATTTTCTGTATTTAAAGATGCAATATATGAGTTAGAAAATATGTTAAAAGATCTTAAACCTACTGTTAATACTGGGGATATAGATGATGCGACAATCAGCCACAATATAGATAATTTTCAAAATAATCCAGATCATAAGATCTTTTTAGCTACATCTCAAAAATGTGGAACTGGTATAACGTTAAATTCAGCTTCATATATGATCTTTATAGATACCCCATGGACATATGCAGTAACAAGTCAAGCAGAGGATCGAATTCATAGAATAGGTACAAAAGACACCGTATTTATATATAGATTGATTGTAAAAGATACAATTGATGAAAGGGTCGATGAAATTGTAAATGATAAAAAAGCAGTATCTGAATATGTTATAGATGATGAAATATCAGAAGAAAATATCGATATATTGAGAAAATACATTCAAGATTTAGCTATAAAAAACAATAATAATTAGGATAAAGATAGGTAGGGAAATATTATAATCCCTACCTATCCATAAAAAATTCAAAAAATTTAAAAAAACTTTGGTAAATCAGTATACATTTTTAAAATTATATCATATAATATATAGTGTAATAAATAGGAGGTATAATATGTTATTACAGTATAAAAAAATTCATGAGTCAGTTGCTGATAGAATTGAAAATTGGAGAACTATAGATAAAAATGAATTAGTCCGTTCATATGAGAAATATGAAACCAACCCATATTTAAAAGAAGGGTATGTTGCCGCTATAATGTGCAGATACTGGGGAGCGATTAAAAAATACTATGCAAAGAGTCATGCTTCGAATGTTACAAAAGAAGATTGTTATGAATGGTTATCTCATGCTATTTTATATGCATTAGAGCATAAATCTTGGAATAAAAAATATTCATCTAAAAGAAAACTAGTTGTTAATACATTAGACGAGAATGGAAATCCAATTACTGTTGCTAAATGGGATCAATCTGGCAAAATTAATAATAATATATATTTAGATCCAAAAGGCCCAGATAAATGTATAAATATGTGTATCGCATCTACTCGACAAATTTTTTATCAAGCAGCAAATAATAAAAATAGATCCATAAATTACGAGAAGCATAAACGAATCCATGATATGTTTACTGATGATCCAGATGATATAACACTTCAAGATTCATTTAGTGATCCAGAGAATTCTAGAATAAATTCAATGTGCTATAATTTAGTATCATCATTAATTAAAAAGAATAGATATATTGATGCTTTAGTTATCGATGGAGTTATAAACACTGATACTTTTATATCAAAAAAATCTGAAGATGGAAAATATAAACAAGTATTTAGCGCGGTTAAATTGTCTAAACATCTTAGAAGTCTAGATGAGCGTTATTGTGATATTTTTTCATCTTTATATACCGTTGATCGATTAAAATTGAATCAGGCGAAAGATATTTTAATTAATGAATCTCCTGTTAAGATATCAAAATTAATAAAAAATATTTTTAAAGGAATTTCATCATACATAAGAGAAATTGAATCAGATCACTGTATTGTATGATAAATTATTGGAGGCAATTATGCTATTAGATTTACTATGCAGTAAAAATTATTTAATGGTTAATCTAGAGTTCATAAAAGTATTTGGTATTAGAACATCAATATATTTATCTTATATAATGAATGAAATGAAAAATAATATTCAAGATAATAACTTTTTTGAAATAAATAGAGAAACGATATTAAATATAATTCAATTAAGCGTAGAAGAGCAAGTTCAAATTGAAGATAAATTAATTGAACTAAATTTAGTAACTAGACAAGAGGATAATCCATTGTTGAATGTTGTTCATATATCATTTGATATTGTAAGCCTTGTAAACATTATTGCAAATGGAGATGAAAAACTTTTAAATAAAGTGACTAAAATAACCCGATTACCAAAAACTTTAAAGACAGGAAAGATATCAGCAAGACAACAACAAGCTTTAGGGTTAAAATATCTTATTAAAGCGCCGAATCAAGAGTTATTGACTGCTTATCAAGATTGGGTAGACGGCGTTTATGCAAACCCAAAAGGGTTTTTATCTAAAAGTGCTATACAAGTATTCCAAAGAACAATTGATGAATATGCGAAAGGAGATTTAGATTTAGCTTTGAAATTGATTGAAATAGCAACAGTAAATGGATATAGAGATGCTAATTGGGCTATAAATGTATTTAAAAAAGATTATGAGACTAGCTGGAAAAAAACTCATCAGATTTCAACCCCAGCAGCTCGAGCACCGATAACTGGAGGAGAAGTATTTTAATGGAATGTTGGTTAAAATCAAAATGTAAAAAATATGCTAATCAAGGATTTTGCGATAATTTTTGTGTGAAATATATAAAATTAAATACTTTATACAATAATAGCTTACTTTCTGATTCTCAACGCTTACATGTAAATTTAATTGCAGAACCTATAGATACTGAATCTTTTAAAGTTTTAAAATCAATTGAATTAGATATAGAATCTTTTGTAAAATCTGGAAATAATTTATATATCTACTCAGATACAACCGGTAATGGTAAGACAGCCTGGGCGACCAGATTATTGCAATCTTATTTAAATAAGATATGGCCAACAGCATCTCTAGAATGTAAATGTTTATTTATAAATGTGCCAAGATTTTTCTTAGAATTAAAGCAAAGTTTATCCCAACCTTCAGCTTATATAGATCATATAAAATCTAATATCTATAAAGCTGATATAGTGGTATGGGATGAGATCGCAACTAAATCTGCAACTGAGTTTGAGCATGAGAATTTATTAAACATGATTGATTATAGGACGAATCTGAAGAAAAGTAACATATACACTTCAAATATGTTTCCGGATGATATTCAAGCAAAATTAGGAATTAGATTGTATAGTCGTATTATAAATAATTCAAAGATTATTCAACTGAGAGGCCAAGATAAGAGAGGTATGATGTAATGATACAACTACAATACTTAAATAGATTATTAGATAGCAGAGATTCATATATGCTTACTAGTAATAATTTAGATGATGAGTTCTTCTCAGATTATAAGGAAGAATATAAATTTATTTGTAACCATTTTTCTTCTTATGGAAATATACCTGACAAAGAAACTTTTTTAGCTAATTTTAAAGACTTTGATATTATAAAAGTAGAAGAATCTAATAAATATTTATTAGATGAATTATATAAAGATAAGAATAGACGAGCATTAGCTTCGACTTTTAATAAAGTAAGAGATCTTTTAAATAATGATAAAGTAGATGAAGCTATGAATATTTATTTAAATGCAACAAGCAAGTTATCCGAAAATACTAGCATGCAATCTGTCAACATTATTGATGATATCTCTAGATATGAAAAATATATAGATAAATGTTCTGATATTAGAAAAGCTTATGTTAGAACTGGGTTTAAAGAATTAGATAATATAATTGGAGGATGGGATAGGCAAGAAGAATATGCTACAATTGTAGCTAGATTAGGTAATGGTAAGACTTGGTTATTATTACGAACTGCTTTAGCAGCAGCCGAACAAGGGTTACGCGTAGGTATATATTCAGGTGAGATGGCTGTCGATAAAGTAGCTTATAGAATAGATACTCTATATGGACACATATCAAATAAAGATTTAACTCATGGAAATGTCAGCAGTCAATCCAAATATAAAGATTATATTGATAATTTAAAGACCAAAATAGCAGGTAGTATCTTTGTTACTACTCCAGATATGCTAGGCGGACCTGCTACTGTATCTGCTTTAAAATCTTTTATAGAAAAAGATAAATTAGATATCTTATGTATTGATCAGCATAGTTTATTAGAGGATGAGAGAAAAGCTAAAAGTCCAATTGAAAAAGCTGCAAATATTTCTAGGGATATAAAAAATCTACAAGTAATGACTAGAATTCCAATTATAACTGTATCTCAGCAAAATAGAGAAAGCACCGAAAACGGCGTTGGGAATCATATGATTGCTCAATCGGATAGAATCGGTCAGGATTCCACAACTATTATTTTTGCTGAACAAAAAGATGGAATAATGACATTGTCTCTTACAAAATCTAGAGATTCTGAATCTGGTAAAAAACTTAGGTACGCGGTTGATTTTAATCAAGGAAATTTTGTATATATTCCAGATGATGAGGATGGTACAAATACCGCTCAATGCGAAGAATTGAGAAAAGAGTTTGATTATGATACTGATGAAGGAGTTAATGCTTTTTAGTTATGTTAAGAATAAAGAATGCAATAATAAATGCGAGCATACCTGATATATTAAATCAAATAAAACTAGAAGTAAATAAAGATATATTTAAATCAATCCAAGACAGGGGTACGAATATTCGTATCACCTGTCCTTTTCACAGTAATGGACAAGAAAAGCATCCATCATGTGAAATATATTGTGGGGAAGATTCTAACACCCTTACTTATGGTACATTTCATTGTTTTACATGCAAAAGAGTAGGCACACTAGCAAGTATTGTATCACATTGCTTTAATGAAGAATCTGAAGATTTTGGAGAGGAGTGGCTATACCAACGCTTTGGAGATATTTTTATTCAAAAGAAAGAATATTTACCTGAAATAAAGTTAGATAAAAAGCAACAATTTTTAGATGAAAAAATATTAGATGATTTTGATTATTATAATGATTATATGTTCACTAGAAAACTATCAAGAGATGTTATCAATAAATATAAAGTTGGGTTCGATAAAAAATCTCGCATGATATGTTTCCCAGTATGGGATATTCATAATAACTTAGTAATGATAACAAAGAGAAGTATTGATTCTAAAATATTCATGATTGATGAGAATAAAGAAAAACCTGTTTATTTACTAAACTTTGTAGTAGCAGAAGGACACAAAACAGTTTACATAGCAGAGAGTCAAATAAATGCTTTGACATTACAATCATGGGGATATCCAGCAGTTGCTTTAATTGGTACAGGTTCTGCTAATCAATATAAAATTTTATCCAGAAGTGGGATAAGAAATTATATTTTATGTTTTGATGGTGATGCAGCAGGTGATGCAGGAAGAGCTAAGTTTAAGTTAAAAATGCCTGATGATGTTTTGATATCATATAAACAGCTGCCTAGAGGTAAAGATGTCAATGATTTAACAAAAGAAGAGTTTGAAAATTTGAAAATTATAATTATTTAGTAAAAAATAAATGTATATTATATTAGCAAACAGCCCATGTTTGAATAAATTTATGGAGGTAATAAAAATGGGACAATTAAGTTATCAAGACTATGAAAGTCAAAAACAACAAGCAAATAATCAAGGACCTAGAATTGGTTATTTTGCTTTAAAGAATGATAAGGATGAAGCTGTAGTAAGATTTATGCATCAATCGCCAGCAGATTTTGATATCAATCTAGTTCATGGAATGTCTATCGATGGAAAATTTAAAAAGGTAAATTGTATTAGAGAGCTAAATCAACCAACAGATGCATGTCCATTATGCGCAGCCGGCGTACAACTACAAAAAAGAATCTATATTCATTTAGTTGAGTATGTAAAACAAGAAGATGGCACATTTAAAGGTATTCCTAAATTTTGGGAACGATCTAGCGCTTATATCACTACAATGGCTAATTTATGCACTGAATATGGAGATCTTTCAGAGTGTTTATTTAAAGTTAAAAGAAATGGAGAATCTGGGTCTGTGGATACTACTTATGATATTATGTTCGCAAGTCCAGCTATCTACAGAAATGATATTTATACAAAAGATCCAGAAGCGTTTAAAGATGTTAAAGCTTTAGGAAAAGCAATTATAAATAAATCTTATGATCAATTAAAAACTATGATCTCAGGAGAAGTTAATCAATCAGCATCAGTATCAGCTAACACAACTCCAGTTGAGCCAGCTCATACTCCAACTTACGTACAACCAGAGCAACCTCAACCAATGAGAACATATACACCAAATATTGATCCTGTGCAAGCACCTAGAACATATACCCCAACTGAGGTATTTGGAGGTGATGATGAACCATTTGGTAAACCAAGAAGAATCTATGAAGATCAATAAGGAGGACAACATATGGACTCATTGTGGGGAGATGAATTTATAGTCGAGACTAAAATAAAAGAGACTAAAAAAATAATTAAAAAGATTAAAGAACCAAAAGAGCCAAAAGTTGTAGTAGAAAAACAAGTAAAATCAAAAAAATTATCTTTAGACGATAGATTATCTATAATAACTGAAAATGTTTTAAAGATATTAGGTAAATATAAAGATGATACTCTAGTTATAAAAACCCGAGATGAGCTTCACTCATATATTAATCAAGCTATATCAAATAAAGCAATAGCTATAGATACTGAAACGGATAATAGTTTGGACCCATTGACATGTAAATTAATGGGTCCATGTATCTATACACCTGGATTAAAAAATGCATATATACCTATAAATCATATAAACAAAGATTCGAGAGAAAGACTTGATTGGCAATTAACTGAGCAAGATATATATGAAGAATTTGATCGTTTAGATGACTGTAAAATAATCATGCATAACGGTAAATTTGACTATCAAGTTATAAAATGCACAACAAAGAAGCAGCTTAAAGTTTATTGGGATACGATGATAGGAGCTAAAATCCTAGATGAGAATGAAAGATCTGCTGGATTGAAACAGCAGTATATAGATAAGTTAGATCCAAGTATTGAGAAATATTCTATTGATCATTTATTTGAAAATGTAGAATATGCTATAGTAGATCCTGAAGTCTTTGCGTTATACGCAGCTACAGATGCTTATATGACTTACAAATTATATGAATGGCAAAAAGAAATATTTGAAAGACCAGAGCATGAAAAATTATATAACTTATTTTTAAATATTGAGATGCCTATCGTTGAAGTTGCAGCTGAGATGGAGCTCTCTGGAGTAGATATTGATCAAGAATATGCAAAACTATTAAGTTTGAAATACCATAAAAAAATGGATGTAATAGATGAAAAAATTAATGAGGAGTTATTTAACTTAAAGCCACAGATTGATGCTTGGCGAAATAGTCCAGAAGCTCTTATACCGAGCAAAGAATCAAAAGATGGTAAAGTAGCTAAGACTAAAGGTGAACAACTTAAAGATCCAGTAGAGATCACTAGCCCTACTCAATTAGCTATTCTATTATATGATATATTAAAGATACCTGTTATTGACAAGAAAACACCAAGAGGGACAGGTGAACCAATATTAGAAAAAATAAATTTACCTATATGTTCTCTTATATTAGAGAAAAGAGGTTTAGCAAAGCTTATTAATACATATATAGATAAATTACCAGAAGCTGTTAATCCATTGACTAAAAGATTACATGCTCATTTTAATCAGTTAGGTGCTGGTACTGGAAGATTCAGTTCGAGTGATCCAAACCTTTAAAATATATGGAGGCCCTTGCAAGTGATTGTAAGGTAAACTTCGCGTGAACTCAGGGAACATGGTTTGATAAATTATTACCACAATCCTGATCCAAGCTTAGGAGAAATTCCTTTGAAGGAGCAACGACTAGATGATGAGAGATAAAATCAATAATTCATCCACGAGCGCGCGATAACTTTAAATAATTCAAAAAATTCATACTTACTATATAAAATATGATGCTAAATTTATTGGAGGCATCAAATGTTAAATAAAAAAGATATACAAAATTTAATATTAAAATTTAGATGTAAAAAAGATTTATGTAAACATTTAAATATATCGATTTATAAGTTAAATAAATTACTAATAAATTTTAATTTAAAATACCCTAGAATTAGTCCTAGAAAAGGTATTGAAGATCTATCAAGACGCATTCGACCTGATATTGATAAGCAATGGTTAATTGATAATTGGGTTAATACCAACAAAAGTATACATCAATTAGCTGTTGAAAATAATATATCTGAGAGTATATTAGATTGGAGGCGTAGCAAATATAAACTTATCAAAAAATTTAAGCATCAACTAGATACTTCTAAACTTTATGATTTAAGTGATCCACATCTCTATTATCTAGTAGGATTAACTGCTACTGATGGATACATACCAAAAAATTCAAATGCTATAGAACTTAGGCTTTCAGGGGAGAGTGAGTTAGATTTACTAACAGCTATTAAGATTTATTATAATTCATCCTTCGATATAAAGAAATATGGAAAAACATATTCCCTTAGATTATCAGCGAATGGGTTAAATAAGTTTTTGATAGATAATTTTAACTTATTAGATGGTCCAAAAACTTTTTCAGTTAATCCTAGGTGTAATTTTCCATCAGAAAATTGTATTAAAGCATATTTGCTTGGGTGTTTTGATGGAGATGGATATATATCAAAAAAGCGCTATTGCTGCTCACTTTGCACTGCATCAGAGATATTTATAAAACACCTGATCGATATTATAAATTATCATGTAAATTTAAATATTAAAATAAACTATACACAGAGAAACAATAAATTATATCCTTACTTAAGCTTAAATGGAAATACAGCTAAAAAATTTTTAGATTGGATATATTCGATAGATGATTGTTTTAAATTACAAAGAAAGTATGAGAATTATTTAAAGTTAAAGATATAGTCTGAACTATAGTAAAATATCAAATAACTATAGAGGTCAAGATAAAGAGCTTGACGATAACATATTGCAAAACATACCAAGTCACAACAAAGAAATAAGAATGCTGTTCAAAGCTACTGATGGGTATACGATGGTCGGTGCGGATTTTTCCCAGCAGGAGCCTCGCCTTCTAGCTCATTATTCTGGAGATGAAAACATGCTGCAAGCGTATATGAATAAGCAAGATTTATATGCAACTGTAGCTTCTAAAGTTTACAATAACGATTATTGGGATAATATGGAATTTAGGCAAGACGGTACTGCTAATCCTGAAGGTAAGAAACGAAGAGGTTTTTGTAAGAGTATTGTGCTTGGTATTATGTATCAACGTGGAGCAGCATCTGTTGCTGAGCAGATTGATCAAACTGTTGAAGAAGCTCAAGCTATTATCGACAAATTTTTCGATGGATTTCCTAAAGTAAAGACTTGGGTTGATAAAACAATATCGGATGCACGAAAAAATGGATATGTAGAGGATCTATGGGGTAGAAGAAGAAGATTACCGGATATTTTACTCCCAAAATACACCATAAAATATACTACAAAACAAGAAGAGTGTAATATAAATCCGTTTATTGGATGCAATAAAGATTATTCAGAAGAAGATGCTCTAATTAAAAAATATCGAGAAGCTTTAAGTAAATGCCGAAACAGGCGCGAGTATGAATCATTGAAAGTACAAGCTGCTAAAGAAAATATAACACTTTCAGATAACAGTGGATTTATAGCTCAAGCTGAAAGACAATCCGTTAATGCTAGGGTTCAAGGTGGAGCTGCTACAATGTCGAAAAAAGCTATGATATCTGTATATAGAGATACTGAATTGAAAAATTTAGGATTTAGATTATTGCTAGCAGTTCATGATGAGCTTATAGGAGAATGTCCTAAAGAGAATGCAGAAAAAGTTGCTGATAGATTGTCTTATTTAATGATTGAATCTGCAAAGCCAGAATGTACATGCCCAATGAAATGTGATGCCACGATTGAAGATTGTTGGTATTTAACAGATTTTATGGAACAAGTTAAATCTGAGTTTAATAAGAAAGTAAAAAACGGCAAATCTAAAGAAGAAGCATTCAATGATTTAGTCGAAGAGCGAACTGAGAGCACTATCGAGCATTACATGAAATAC